CTCTTCTAATCCGGTAGACACCTTCAAGTACTGCATTCTTATCATAACCAGACACATCGGACTGGGAGATTTTACAGGCAGCTTCTAACTCAGTTATAAGTATATCAAAACCACCATACTGCTTAACCATACCATACTTTATGAAACTACTTTTGTGGTTGTCATGTAGAGCGGCATTTTGGTTGTCGTATAATATTTTAGACTTGAAAATCATATCTTTATTGACACAGTCAACAAGACGAACTTTCCCTCTTGAGATATCACTCTCAATGTCAAGGAATTCATCTTTAGTATTAACTATATCAACTGGGACATAATCGGTGGAAAGTGCTAACTTTCTAAAAGTTGCAGACTCCAAATATTCGCGAGTTTTAGGTGTTCCAGTTTTCTTCCCGTGTAATCCAGCGGAGGAATCCATATTAAATTTAAAATCAGGGCTTCCTGGGGCTTTGGGGGGTTGAATAAAGTCACAATTCTCAACGAGATATCGGCAAACATATTGTTCGGCCAATCTAATTAAGTCATCCTCCGGATAAGTAGCTGGGTTATTGTTTTTCTCTATAGCAGCTTCCACCGTTTTAACAGTGGGTCTTACTTCTCTCGAAGTTGAGAAACCTTCAATAATATTAGCTTCTTGAGGGTGATCCTTCTTAAATTGTAGAAAATATGAGTCTTTAACATTATAAAAAGTTTTTTCATCTTTAGCAATTTGTTTAGTTAGGTTTATACGTCCTAGAACGTCCATGAATCGGAAGCCTGGATGGTCGGATGGGGTAACTATAAAAAGGTTAGTACCATACCCAGGCTCCCCAAGGAGTCATAGATGTTTTATCCATTTAAGGACAGGACCAGAAAACAAAGTAAAAGTATTATTAATACCATCATTCTCTGACCCATCATGGATACCAATCATAACACCAGATTGAACAACAGCAGCACCACAGTCGCCTGGGGCTGACTCAACTCCGTAACATTGTCTTGAAGCGGTGGAATAAAATCTTCCGAATCGTTGGGTGTGGGTTTTCCACCATCCATCTCTCCAAATGATTAGTTCAACACCATCAAGTTGTAAATTAGGTAATCTATCAATAGTATCAAGATTCCATAGTTTAGTACTAAATCGGGAATTGGTCGTCACTTCAACCTTTTTGACCATAAGGTCAACGTGATTAGGGGCACGTATAAATTCACTACAAGGAATGTCCAAGCTAGCATAAACACCATTAACTGGAAACTTACTAACAATTGTTAGAGTATCATATTCATTGGCGAAATGCTTGTTCATAAGAACAAAGGCTTGTTTATTTTGTGTAGTAGGGTTCGTTATGCAAACAAATTCAGCACAACCTATCTTGGCAGACACACCTTTATTATCAGTACCAAACACAACAACTCCAGGATTATGGTCAGTTTCTTGAAGTTTGGTTTTATAACAACCTTTAACTTTCGCCTCATGGGTGAATTTAGGAACTGATTCGTTGGGATTGGGGGTTTGGGAAGACTTATCTTCTTTAGCTATAATCTTTGGTGGGGGGGTATAAGGGGGAAGTTTTTCCTCTTTATTGTCCGCCGTGGAGATAGATTCGTTGTTTTTATTCGCAGTAGGAACAAAAGTGGGGGAAGAATTTTGCATCTTTCTTTTCATCTTCTTCTTTGTCAAGGGGGGTACCTTGTCTACACAAGGAGCTTTAGGAAGTTCCTTGCCTACATAATCAGAATGAATTACATAGGGAATAGGGGGAATAGGAGGTAAAGAATACGAAGTAGGAACTTTGGGAGGCGACGATTGAACTGTTTTGAGGAAATCCTTGTAATAATTATCAAGGCGTTTCTGAGCCGTTTTAAGGTCATCAACCCTATTCATCTTATCTTCAATTAGAATTTCTTCTAACTTATCATCAGAGGGATTCGGGATGAAACAATCATGGGTGTGTTTCTTATGCCCATGATGTTGAATTCGTTTCTTGGCATAAAGGTCAATTTCACCAAAATCAGTGTTTTCATCATGGTCCTGGTCAGGTCCATCATCATTATAATCGTCGGAGTCATCATCGTAATGGTCATTTTTATGAGTTCTTCTATACTCTTCTTCTAAATTTTGAACATGTCGTTCATTAAACCTATCATATCCAATTCTATCGTCCGGCCTATCCGGAGGGGCCATTAAGTTACTCCTAAAAGTTCCATAATGAATCTGATATCTATCAGCGTAGTAACCACGACCCCAAGCGGGGTCACGATTATTAGCTCTTTCTTCTTCATATTCCTCGTATATGTCATCAATAATAGTTTGATAAGTTTCGTAATCCGGTTCAAATAAATACTTGTGATGTAAGTCTTCAAATCCCTCCCAAGATAGGGAGTCATCTCTAACTTTGTCATAAATATATTGATCCCAGTTTAATTTCTGTCTACCAATAATAGCTTCAAAATTATGAGTCATTTTCTTTGCTTCAAAAAGCTTTCGAATAACACGTACAATTCTGATGAAATCATCTTTTTTAGATATTAAAACTGAGCCAGGGGATACTTTTGAATTTAGTAGTTTAAAGAGTTGATCAAAATCAACAATAATCTTAATGTCTGCGGATACGGTTTCTTCACAAGCACGGGCTACTAACCGGGTAGCATCATCATCCCATTTTAAGACTCCAAGCTTCTGTAGGAGACCCACACATTCTGTAACGTCAATTTTTTTTGCTCTAAGAGCGGAAAAAAAAGTTTGACACTCAACAAAAATAGCCTCAGAAGGGGTGGTCTTCATAAAATTAACAAATGCTTTATTTGCCAGTCTTAAAATTTTGAAATGTTCAGCGGTGTTTTTACGTTTGTAATAAACATAAAGGGTGGTAGTGTAGGCTAGTTCAACAATAAAGTATAGGAAAACTATAGCACAGAGGAAAAGACCAGAGTAAAAAATCTCAGCGGGAGATTCATTGGTCAGCTTCAGAAGGTATACAATACTATCTACAACTGCTAAACAAGAATCACCAAAGTAATTATAAA